CGACAAGCGGTTTTATAGTCCGCAGTTATCAGAAAAAGGATCAATTACCATGCGCCGTTATGCGTGGTACATCGGAAAGCACATGACAGAAGCCGCCGAAAAAATGATCCAACTGCTGCCGTTCATCATGGATTCTTCAAAAGTCTGTCAAGCTTGTAAGGATTCAAGAAAATGCGATGTTTGCGCGTTCAATGTTAAAAACTTATCAGAAGATGAACAGTACAAAATTTTAAAAGCAATTTAGAAAACAAACCCTGCCCGCATGGGTGGGGTAAAAAAAACTAAAGGAAAAAACAATGAAAATTATTAATCATTATATTTCAATTCACAGCGCAATGAAATATGCAGAGCAATTCAAACCAACAAACGATAAACAAGAAATTATTAACCTAATAACAAATTGGCGTATTAAATCAGAAGTCATCGGTCAATGGCTTTATTGTTTTACAACAGATCTGATCGGCGTTCAATTATTATCTATTGGTTTTTGGTTCAGTAAGAAACATCAGGCTTTTATTTATTCAGGAACAGACAAAGAAGGGCTTTCGGACAATGAAAGCCTTGATGAAATAAGAGTACGTTTTGGAAGCCGCAAAATTTAAATGAACATTTAAAAGAGAACAAAGAACAGTGTTAAAATCCTATCCTTTGTTCTCTTTTCTTTGTTAACTGTTCTTTGTTTTCAAAACAAGCATATTTCCATTCGGTCGTGTTACGAGAAAGCCATCACGCTTACGGAAGCGGAGAAATAATTCACCGTATTCCATACTTTCTGTTGTAGAGTCAAACTTTTTAATCTCAATACCTCTGCGGTTGCCATGCTGAATTCTTTTTGGATTGAGGAACGCCGCAAAAATTTCATTCGCCTTAATATCCGCAATCTGTGGAAGAATTGAAACTTCATGATAAGGGTAAAGATCAAGTTTACCGGGCATTGCTTCTGTCGGTCTTCGCCAAATCGGGTTTCCGTTAGCGTCTTCGATGTTGGAAACATGATTGAGAACAGTTTCATTGATAAACCATGCACAGTCCTTTCTTTCCTCGGCAGGCACTTTATAAACAGCGTCCCTGAAATCCTTCCACGTTAAATCATTGATTGTATTACCTTTGATAGTTACTTCTGTAACATCTTCGCAAGCCATAGCACCAGTGAACGGATCATCTTTAGCAAGCAAACATTGCCTGTCAAATTCCTGACCATAAACTTCGATAAATTCATCAATGAACATTTGCCCCAAATCGACGAAAACATCTTCTTCAAATTCATCAAACCACGGGATATATCCAGCGAGAGTATACGCTTTTAATTCGACACGCTCCGCACCTTTCGGCTTCGAGCCTTTAATCTGCTGACCGTAGGCTGTAAGCCAGTTTAATTCAACGCCGCCCCTATCACGAGTAGGAAGAAAGATAGAAGGACCGATCATCGGTCTATGCCGTACCAAATTCATCATTACTGATTTTTTGGCAGCGTCTTGCATAATTTCAGTTTCATAAATCGGATTGATAAGGTATTGCTCATTCGTTGCCATGTTCCCCATCGGTTCACCAAGAAGCATTCCGCTTCCAGCCGCCTTCGTTACCTGAAAACCTTTTTCAGTCCACGATACATCTTTCGGATTAGTCCAGTTATCATTTTTCAAGTTAGGTGAAAACGACAAATCCGATAATGCTTTCTGGTTTCCAGTCCAAGCTGCCGCAATTCCCATGCCCAGATTGTGCAAAAGTTTACGCCTTGAAAGTTCAACAGGAGCGGAAGCCTGACTTTTGATTTCATCACGAAGCGATTTTATAGTAGACTTCAAACCTTCGACTTCCTGTTTGTCCTGTGTCTCCTGTGTAGTAATAGTTTCAAGAGTTTTTACAATACCTTCAAGGATTAATTCTTTTTCCTGAAAGTAAACCGTTGCGGTTTCGGTGTTAGTAAAACCTGTTAATTCGATTTTCTTCATTACACCTAACTTTTTCTTGACCGCATTAAGTTCTTCATTCGCCATACATTACCCCTTATAATTTATTTATTAACCCACCCCAATATGAGAGATGATTTAATTGCTCTGATGTTTCCGAATTTACCGCTTCAATATTTTTCGCTAAAGCATTGGGCTTTGCTAGAGCCCACGGATTAGCAGGTACATTACAAATCGAAAATTCCAAAAGTTCCTGTTTACGGAAAATTAAATATGTTCCGTCTTCCTGTGTTTTTTTGTCTGGTATTTCAATTTCTAAAACACGAAACCCCACAGAACCGGCATGGATAACGCCGGCTTTAACACGCTCACCGATTGACCAGCCGAAAGGATCAAAATCCTTACTGTTAAAAAAAACAACCCCGTGAAGCCCTTTATCATCAATCGTCAGGCTTTCAATTTTGCCTATCGCCGGAATATCATAACGATGCGACCATTCAACAACAGGGTTTTCCATGTACCTTTTGAAATCCCAACCCTGCGGATCGATCCTTTCATCGTAACGGTCAAGATCAAAAGTAGATAAAGTCCAAGAATAACCCCTATCCGATTCTCCATCTTTTGATAAACAGAATGGAACAGACGCAATCAATTCCACATTTTGAGACACTTTCTGTAAGCCTTGTAATTCTTTTTTAACACCTAAAAAATCAAGTAAAGAATTATTATCCGTATTTATTTCCGTGCAAGATTTTACATTCCTTAAAATCATTTATTTTTTCTCCTGTTTATATTTAATTTGTTTTTCATGAAATATTGTGTTTCTTCAAAATTAACTTTTCCTGCAAGGACAGCAGCCCATAAAAGCTGGTTAGAATTACGAACATAAAAAATACGATATAAATTTTGTTTATGCACTTTTACAGTATTAAATGATATGTTTAAGTTATGTGCAATTTCATTAGCGTTATCACCTTCGCAGACAAGCTGTAAAACTTCATTTTCTCTTCTGGAAATTTTATCAACCTTTTCAGGCATTATTTTCATATTTTTAATGCAATTTTCTATGTTAGGTGAAATGTAATATTTGCCGTCTCTTACGAATTTTAACCCTTTATAAAATTCCTCTATCCCTTCAAATTTATTTATATATGAATTACAGCCGTTAAGAATAAACCATTTAGCGTTATCATCAGGATAATCATACAGATTAAAGACTGTGATATTTAAGTCGGGAAAGCTGTCAAGCAGTTCAATCATCATATAAGGCGTAGACCGTCTGTAAAAACAAGCTTCAATCATCAAATGGCTAGGAGAAGTTTCACATATCATCATATCCAAACCGTTTCTATCGGTATCAGTAATCATAAAATTTTCAAAACCAAATTCCTCTAATTGTGTTTTATAATAGCTGTGTAGATTTACCGCCCTTGTAACAATCAGAGTTCCGCCTGTCATTATCCGCCTGCCTTACTGTCAGGTTTACAATCAAAATCAGAATTTAAATTTTTTGGTTTATGCCAAACATCACCCCACGGCTTAGTCTCTTTTCCTCTCTCCTTTAACACATCGTTAATTGTTTTTAATCCTGCGTTGATTTCCGCTATATCACGTTTACTTTGAGCGTCTTCATTTTCCTGAAGTTCCGGTATATCCCAAAGATCAAATCTTCCGGTTTCTTTAAGACAAAAACGCATAAAAAACTGGCTTTCAAGAATCTGTTCAAATTGTTTTAATAACGGAATGAGGGTATATTGCCAAAACGCCGAGTGTTGCTCCTTAGTATCTTTTCCGCTAAGAGCCGTTGATTTATCAGAAATATTAGCTACTCTGGGCGGAATACCATACTTCGCTAAAATCGTGTATAAATTCCATCGTTTAAGTTCAAAAAACTTTACGATATCAGGATTAAAGCTTAACGCTTCAAAACTTGTCCCTTTACCCAAGACGGCAATTTTACAACTTGCTTTTGTTTGTCCGTATTTACTTTCCCATCGCCGCTCAATCTGATCAGCTTCTTCCGGTCTTAGAGTTTGATCTGTTTTTAACAAACCTTGAGGAATAGCGTTATTTTTTAATAAAGTTGAATTGCCTTTATTGGCGAAATAATCCTGTTCAATCTCCATATTGAGAGATATGAGAGGATTAATCCCGCGCAAAGGATTCCAGGGATTCCAGTCCCGAAAATGGATCAGTTCGTCAGAAAGGATCGGGATTATTTCAGTGCCGCAGTAATAGAACCAGCGAAGTTTTTTATTTAATAAATCACCCCGCAAATCCAAACCTTCACCTTCAAGTTTGAGTTTTCGGGGATTGAGAATAAAAATTTCTTTTGGAAGACCGCCTGAATAATCAGAGCCAAACCACCAAAANGCTTCGCCCTCCAAGTACCACCAAGCCGCAGTCTCTTTCCATAAATCATATCTGCTTAAATGGGAATTTGGTCTGCGGAATAAATTAAAAAGAGAGCCTTGTTTTACTTCAATCCCTTCCTTCTCAATAACAAAATCCGTACGGGCAATATTACGAGTTAAAATATTAACCGCAATATTGCACCATGCNTTGCAGAGATATGGATCATTGAAGGGTTCACTATTAAATCTAATAAAATCATCATCAGCCGACAAGTAATTTATCGTATTAGAAGTTTCAGCTAACAGCGACTTTTGTTCATACTGGGAGTTTGATTTTTTACGCTTAAAGATAATGTTAAAAATATTCATAACAGGATAACTCCCTGCTGTATATCGCTGAATATCGCATAACGTAAAGCGTCCATAAAATGATCGTTTACTTTTACAATATCGCCAGCTTCATCACGACAATAATCCCATATTTCGCTTAACACACCATTGCATTTTTCACAAACATAGAATTGCCCGCGCTCGATTTTAGCATTAATATAATCAATGCCGCTTTCAACAGAATTATTTGCTTTAGTTCCTCCTGTTATTTCTTGTATCCTCTCACCGCCAGCAGGATCGCAATAGACAGGGCAGCCAAAATTATTTTGATAATCCAGCCAGCCTCTTGCTTCCAGTTCATCGTTAAAACTTTTAGTAGTCATATTAAATGCGCCGTAATCACAAAGCACATATACAACATCGCCAAGCCAGCCGATTTTTACAAATGTGATATTTAATCCAAAATCCTGCCCTGCGGCTAACCTGTCAAACTTTTCAGGCAAATCCGAAAACTTGACAATCATTGATTCGTCAAAACGGTCGTAAATAACGCCTTCGGATTTTACCCATAATCCGTCACGGAAACGTGCCTTTTGTTTTTCAGGAAGAACGTCAAGAATGTCAGAAATATAATCATCGGGAAGGTTTTCTCTGTTATCTTCGGGGTTAAGTAACATTGATTCGTACAGTTCAGGTTTTTCTAATGCGTCACCTGTTAAGAATGTCTTTTTTAATACAAATATTTTATAAGCCCAATGCAGAGGAGAACCGGGGTTACAATCATAAAAGAAAAGGTTTTTACAATCTTTAACACGCATTGCCAGCCTTGAATAAGCTGTTGTAACGGAAATATAACTTAACTGTGAAATCTCGTTAAAATAAATCGTGTTGTATTCATGCCCAAGTATTTTATCCGCTTGTTCTCTATCGCCTAAACCGCCAATCCAAATTTCAGAACCGTTAAAAAGCGTAATCATGCTTTCATGCGCAAGAAAGGTGTAAGCGGTTTTTCCGACAGTATTATTCAGCCAGGGGATTAAAGTCTCACGCAAAACAGATGATCTTGCGTCTTTCGCCCGATAACGGCAAATCAAATGCCTTGACCCTGCGTACATCAAAGCCCGAAAAATAATCGCCATAACAAGAACAGTAGTTTTCCCCGAACGGGAACCGCCGAAAAGCAAAATATGTTTTGCGCCGTTTTTAAGAAGCGCAAGAGCTTTACGCTGAATTGCTGTTGGCTTAAAAACTACAGATGTTCCCATTTTTATAAACCTTGAAAATCCGATACAAAATTTAATTCGCCTTGTTTCGGATCTGTTTTTCCGTTAGGTGACAAACCAGAGGTTTGTATTAATCCGGCGGCTATTTGCTCTGCTTTAATCGCTGTCTGCACCCATTCAGCGACAGTCCCGTTTCCCAAATCAGCAGGACTCATTGTTTCTAATTTTTTAAGAACAACATCAAGCATTTTACCTGTAACCATTCTGTGTTTTTCGCCCTGCGCCTCGATAGTTTTTCGATGTTCGGTTTGTTTTAACTGTTCAATGTATCTGTCATAATCTGTTGCGCGTTCGCTCCACCTATATTCACAAGCCCAATTACGCCAGACATGGTAACGTTTCGCCCGAACAACTTCATTTTTTTCAACGCTTTCAATCGCCTTGATAATGCTCCTGTCGGTTTTTAGATCACGGAAAGTGCAAAAAGCGGAAAAAGCCGCCGCGCTTTCACCTTTAAGATGTTCCCAACTTTCATAAGGTAAAATTCCAGCTCTTGCTTCTTCGATTGTTTTTTCATTGTCTGTCATTGTTTGCAACCGCCTTTAGAATCAGCAAAAAGACAATCAGTATCATTTTGCAAAACAGCGTCAGCCCTTCCGCTTTCAACCCATAGTTCAATCTCTGATTTTTTGAACCGTACCNCCCTGTCAATTTTGTGGAAGGGAATTTTTTTCTGCATTGTGTACCNCCGGATAGTCTGAATCGAAAGCTGTAAATATTTCGCAACTTCCTTTACCGTCAAATAGCCGTCCAAAAAAACCTCCTTTCATGCGCCTTTAAAAATAAATATCTTTTATCCGCAGGGAGAAATAAATAATACAAAAGTACAAAATTCAAAAAAATTGACAGGGCAAAAAAAAGACCCCCGAAAAATCGGAAGCCTTTATAAATATATTTCAATGATTTTTTTAGGTTTTTATATTAAGGTTTTCTTTTGGCTCTTTTGTCTGTTCTGAACTTAAGTAAGTAACTTCAACAACTCTGCTATCATGGATTTTCAAATTTACAGATACATTGCCATATTTGACATTTTTCATATTTGCCAGTAATCGGGCAGTAATCGTTTCAAGTTTTATCTGACTCATTTCTTCTTGCCTTCGGTATGATCATCAATCCATTTTTTTAACACATCACGTTTATACATAACCCTGTGCCGTACTCTTGTCTTAGGAACATCAAGACGCCCAAGAGTTGTAAGACATATTCCCAAATACTTCGCCGCTTCTCTGCGGCTTAAAACATCAGACGTACCAAAATCATCAGCCATTCCTACCCCCATAAAAACTATTCAATTAAGAATAGGTTTGTATGTGTCAAAGAATAAATAATAAAAAAGTACAAAATAAAAGCCCCCGATAATTCGAGGGCTTTATCCGGTTCATGCTGCTTGTGTATTATATTCAAGCAATAAAACAGGTTCAGGTATCAACCCTGCAAAAGTCTCCCGCTGTTTAGCTTGAATTAGTTCCCTGTCTCCGACAGTTTCATGATCGCTATATAACTCGATCATATCATCAGTTAAATGTCCTGTTTGTGATTTTAATAATTTTCTATCCAGTTTTTTAACCATGTATGAAGTAAAGAAATGCCGCCAGCCATGAAAGTCGTATTCTTCTGCCTGTGCTTCTGTAAAGCCGATTTTTGTCAACGCTTCGCGCAGCCCATTAAGAAAGAAATATCCCTGCATAGGTTGATCAGCATGAAAATCTGACCAGAAAACAAAACTATCAGGAGAGAAACCCCACGGATTTTTTTTTGCAATTTCAATCAATTTTTGTATCACATAAGGAAACGCAATTTCTACTTTTCTTGATTGATTATTTTTTGTAGTTTTTAATTTATCAACATAATTCCAAGCGTTCTGAACATACAGACAATCTGTCCCAATATCACGCATTTTCAAAGCCATAATTTCACCGCTTCTCATTCCGGTAATGGATGCTAACAAATTAGCAATCTTCGCCCTTTCTTCGCTCCATTCAATTTTAAACAATTCCCTTGCGTCAGAAGGAGTAAAAATTAATCTTTTCTTTTCTTCCTCTGAAAAAAGCAAATGCCCCAGAGTCGGATCAAAGTCGATATATCTTTTTGCAAATGCCCACCGCAAAGGTTTCATACCAGCTTTAATAACAACGTTTTTTCGGGAAGCCGATATATCTTTTGTCGCCATATCATTAATAAAATTGCTTATATCATCATGAGTAATTTCCCCAAGATAACGATCTTTGAAGAAATCCGTCCAGTATAAATCAATAGCGTTTCCCTGCTGTTTACAATGCCTTTTATGAATACTATGGTTTTGGCGCAATTTCTCTTTTATGTAAGGCGATGTANCCCAATCCCAAAAGGTAGTTAAAAACGAGTTAAAAACTTGGGCTTTTTGGGTATTATCTAAAATATAGCTTTTTACCAGCCCTAGACGCTGCAATTCAGAAAGAATAATATCAGCGTCCTCTTTTGTATTTAATTTTCTTGCTTCATTTTTTAATGATAAATCCCGGACAGTAGTTTTATTTTCTTTTTGCGGAATACCATCACTCATCATTTTAAAAGCTGCTTGCATTGCTTCATCTTCCGTTTTCTTTCCTGTTGATACTGGCGGAAGGTATTTACCATTTTTGTCTTTAAAACACACCGAATAACAGGCTCGGTCAGCCCTTTTGAAGATAGAGAAAGGATAGGCGTTCATAACACTAACCTCATTAGACTGGCTTAAAACGGGCTATGTGCCAGTTTATGTGCCAGTCGGCATTAAATTAGAGTTTAGAACGCCATTTTTAATGGTAGTTCGTTAGCTAATTCCTTATAACATAAGGAGTTAGCAGTTGCCACCTCGGAGAATTGAACTCCAGACACGCAGATTTTCAGTCTGCTGCTCTACCAACTGAGCTAAGGTGGCTAGTTAT